GCATAGGCCGATTGCGCGGCCTGCACTGCCATGCGCTGGACATAGGCCTTCACGTTGCCCTCGCCGTCCACCGTCACGCCGATATTGCCGGTCAGGATCTGCGCGCCTCCGCGCATGGCCGCCGTGTCGGTGCGCGAGGTGACCACCGCGCCGCGCGAGGTGGAGGCGACCAGTTCTGGCCCGCGCTCGCCGACGATGCCAATTGAACCGATGGCCATGGCCCCGCCGTTGTCGAAGAACCCGCCGAACAGGCTCTTGGTGATCAGCGTGCCCACGCTATCCGTCGCCAGCCCGCCAGTGACGCTGCCCAAAAGCGCCCGCTTGGTCAGCAGCGCCACCATGTCCACCAGCGCCTGTTTCAGCACATCGGAAAACTTGCCCGTCCCGGCGATTAGCTTATCAAGGGCTGATCCACCGGTTTCAAACATATCCTGCCATGCGCCCGCGGCGCCTTCCGCGCTGGCCTTGGCCTTGTCCATTTCGTCACGCGCCAAGGCGATGGTGGAGGCCGCCTGTTCCGCGCTGATGTAGCCCGCATCCAGCGCGGCGTTGACCGTCTTCTGCGCCTCGGCAAACTCCTGATCTGCGCGGATTACCGGGTCAAGGCTGCCAAGCAGGCTGTCATAGGCGCGGGCGGCCTTTTCGGCCTCATTTTCGCCGCCTCCACCGCCGCCGCCGCCGCGCGCACGGCCAGATGACGGCGGCTTGATTGCGCCGGTCATGTCGTATTTCTTGGAAAGCGCCTCCTGCTGCGGCGTTAAAGCCCCGCGGCCACCATATTTCAGCGCGTTCTGCCCGCCCGGGGAGAATTCAATCGCCATCTGCGAAAGCTGATCCTGCGCAGCGATGCGCGCCTGCGCCGCATCCCACATCGCCTTGCCAAGCGCCTGCACCGACCCGATTGCGCCCGCCGCAGCCGATCCGATGCTTTCAGCCGCCAAGGCAGCAGACCGCGCCGCAGATGCAACGTCATCAAAGCCAATGGCCATGTCATCTGCAGCGGCCGAGGCAAGGCCCGCTTCGGCCACAACCTGCGCCATAGCGCGATATGCCTCTTGCAGCGGCCCAGGCATCGCCTCAGCCGACCCATAGGCGGCGATCAGTGCGCGGTTTACTTCATCTGCGGCCATCGCCTGCTCGCGCAGGCCCTGCGCTGATGCGAGAGCATCCAGCGCCTCGCGCAGCGCCGCTGCGTCTTGCTGCGCCATCCCAAAGCTGTCAGCCAGCGCGCGTGCCGTTTCGCTGGCCCCAAGCATGTCGGACGATGCGAAGGTGCGCATTTCCGTCAGGCTGCCCAAAACGGCCGATACCGCGCTATTGGTCCGCATGATCACATTGGCAAACTCGGCATCCGCCATGGCGCTCAGCGCATTGCGGGCCTCGCTGGCGAGGGCGCCATATTTGGCAATCAGCTCATCGGTTGAAACCGCAGCGGCCTTGGCCGCGTCGATATAGGACTCAGCAGAACCGGACAGATCATCAACTGCATCGGAAACGCTTTGCGCCTCCGACCCCATGTTGAAGAACGCCGCCCCCAGCGGGATTGCAATGGCCGCCACAGCGCCCATGACCGCGCCGACCGCACCGAAGCCGCCGAGAAGCTGCGGAAGCTGCTGACCGAGCGCCTGCGTGGCGGAGGTGCCAGCGCCGACCTGCGTTGCAAAGTCGCCGACCTGAAAGCCGATCTGCTGCATCTTCGGGCCGAATCGGCCCATGACGCCGGATGCGGCCGACATGGCCCCGCCCATGCGCTGAACCGATGCCCCGCCCCGCGCGCCCAACCTGTCAAGGTTGCCCTCAGCCTGAATGGCTTCGCGCCCGACCCGTTCCAGCGCGCTTTCGGCCTGCGCCGCACCGGCCACCATCGCCGTCGGGTCAAGCTGAAGGCGGATTCCTGCCATGATATGCGCGCTCCGCGTTGTCCAGGTGCAGAACGATCCGCACCAGCGCCGCGCGCTGGACCGGGCATGTCAGCCCGCACCAGTCGCAATATGCAGCGATTTCAGAAAAGGGGATCGGGCCAAGGCCAAAGCCTTGCTGGCGCGATCCGCGAAGGTGGTGGTAAGCCTGCCAATAGAAATGGCTTTGCGGCTCGACGGCTTGCTCAAGGATGGGCGCCTGCTTGTGCCGCAGGTATTCAAGATCGTCGGCGGAATACCGCAGCGACCACTCAAGCGCCTCAATCAGTTTTTTTCGGTGGCATCCTGTTCTTCGCGCATGATCCGCCCAGCCTTCAGGATTTCGGCCTCAAGCTCGACCATAGCGGCCACGATTTCCGGCACCGTCACCTCAGTAAGCGCAAGAAAATTGACGCGGGTCTGATCAAGCGGCTGGCCCGTGTCTGCGTTCACGATGTTGGTGCGCCACTCGATCACGCAGGTGTCGTAGAGCACGCCGAAGCGCCCTTGCACCACGGTCAGCATGTTCTTGTGCCCGGCGTGCACGAATGCGCTGTCATCTTCCAGCTTTTGGCGCTGACGATCCAGCACCCGGGCGCGCAGGATCAGTTGTTCCTGACCGGCCATGTATTCCGGGTTCACAGCGCCCCCGGCGCGGGCGTCCACCTCAATCCAGCACTCGCCGCCCGGCCCGAGGAACTCGGGCAGCACGCGCCGGAATTGAACCATTGGGATTTCACGCTTTTTGAGGTTCAGCACGCTTTGCCTCCTTGATCGCCAGACCGGGCTTTGCCTCAAGCCCCATGGAGCTTGCCTCTGCATCCGTGATCTTGTCGCCGGGCGCGAAGATGCGCTCCACGCCGCCAACCACGCCGATGAACCGACGAACCGCGACCCACATCACGCCACCGCCCGGGTGAGCTTGGCCACGCAGGCCTCTGCGGTGCTGTAGGTCGGCATGATCTGCACCGACTGCATCGCAATGGCGCCGCTCTGGTCGATTTCGGCCGGGCCGAAATAGCAGGCCGGGAACAGCAGCGTGTATTTCTCGCCGCTGATCGACCCCAGCGGGAAGGTGACCGCAAAGGCCGAATGGCGCCCCCGGCTGGCGTTGTAGATCGCGAGGAAGTTCGGCTCGATCAGGAAGCGCGCCGTGATGACCGGCAGGAAGTCGCCCCGGGTGAAGCCGCACAGGTCATTCGACCCGATCTTGGGCTGCGGATCGCGGCCCTCGAAGGCAAAGCTGATTTCGGCGCGCTCCATGCAGTCCAGCGTGTAACCGGCCATGGTGATCGTGCCCACATCGCCGCCAGAGGCCAGCGGATCGGCCTCCGTCGGGTCGGTATAGGTCGCGCCGCTGATCGCCGTGGTGGCGCCCGCATCGGACCCCATGCCGCCCAGAGCAAGGTTCAGCGTCACAGCCGACCGGGCCTGCAGGGACAGCGTGCCGCTCAGCGCCTCGACGCCGCGATAGCGCAGCATCGTATTGGTGCCGCCCACGCCCGCGGGCAGGGTGTTTTCAATCGTGGCCGACGACAGGGCCTTGCCATCCTTCAGGGCGTTGGTCGCCCATGCGCTCTGAAACAGAGTCGCCAGAAGGTCGTCGTAAACCCCATAGATCAGCGGGCCATCCAGCGTGCCGGTCACGTCGATGCCGTTGATGCCGTGACCGAACCGGGCGCCCTTGGAGATGAGCGAGCGACCGAATTCCGGCATGGCGGCGGCCTGCATCCGCGCCGGGCGGTGCAGCGTCTTGAAGCCAGGGGTTGCCGGGGTGGTGCCGGGGGTGACCTCCGCCACATAGGCAGAGCGGATTTGCGACGAGGCGATGCCTGCCATGGGGTGCTCCTATCTGAAACCGTAGCGCACGAAGGGCGCCACGACGTTGGTGATGTGGTAGGGCGGATCGTCGAAATCCGCCGCGATATAGGGGTGCTCGTTCGGCGCCAGTTGCGGCGGCGAGAAGCGCAGGAACACGGCCTCGGTGGTTCTGGCGATCTGACCATCATCCTCGATGCTGACGCCGTGCAGCATGTCCTGAAGCTGCTCGGCATAGCGCCGCCATGTCGCTGACCCCTTGCCGCCCTCGGTGTAGATCGTGGCCGTCAGCGTCCCGATATGGTCGATGCGGTTCAGCGTGCGCCCGATAGACCCTTGCAGCACGGCGCCCGACTTGATGGTTAGACGGATGCGGTTGAAAATCGGGTTGCCGCTGGCGTCCTGCAGGTCAAACGCCTGCCCGTCCATCGCAACGCTGACCTGTTCCGCCCAGCCCTCGGTGAACTCCACCCACCGGGCAAGAAAGAAGGCCTCAATCGCGATGCGCTCGCGCTGATAGCCGCCAAACTGGTATTCGCTCATGCCTGCATTCCGTTCCAGATCGCCGCAAGCTCGGCTGCGGTAAGGCCGACAACGCCGCCCGGGGCCTGCTTGGAGTGGCCATCCTCAAGGCGCGAGGCATATGGCAGGTTGTTCTGCAGGTAGATCATCGGGAAGCCGTCTTGCGCGGCATAGGCCGACAGGGCGCCAGAGGATCGCGCGGCATGACCCGGCCCCGGGCCTTCCTGCACGGTGGTATCGGGCGCCCCGATGCTCACCAGCCAATTCGCCCGGAACTGCCCAGACTTGACCGGCGATTTCTCCTGCGCCAGCGCCAGACCTTCTGTCGCCAGATATACCACGTCGCGGCGCGCCTCATCCATGGTGGCGGCGAACTCGCGCTCAAGCTGGATCGTGAACTCGCGCGCGGTGCCCGTCATTTCCTGCGCTCCACCCGGTAGATCGCGACGCAGCGGCACTGGATCACGTCCTCACCATGCGCGCCGTGGGCAATATCGCCGGGGAACTCCATCTGCGCGCCCGTCGCCGGGCTGGTGAACATCTGCCCCATGCTGATCGTCGTTCCGTTCAGCGCGACATGGCTGTCCCGCGTGCGACCGTCCGCCGTGGCCTGCCATTTGACCGTCACGCCATCAATGAGGCCGCTCTCGACCATTTGCCGAAAGCCCTCATGCTGCCCGGCGCGCAGGGCGTTCAGCGTTTCCGTGCGGGCGATCACGTCGCCGCGGTGCTTGAGCAGGCGGTCCTTGTAGCGCCCCGCGATCCGGTCGATTTCCGCCG